ATCGGCTCCAGTATATCCGGTAAATCCAGTATAACCTGTATATCCTGTCGGACCAGTATCGCTAGTCGGACCAGTATAACCTGTATATCCTGTCGCTCCAGTTGAGACAGCCGACCCTTCGATACCAGTATATCCGGTAAAACCCGTATAACCGGTATAACCAGTTGGACCAACTGGACCAAGATTGTCTTTTGATATTTTCTTAGTAGTTCCATCAGCTCCATCGGTGGTATCACTAACGTCAACAATTACAAGGTAATCGCCTTCAACTGAAGTAGTTAATGCTGTTAGTTCTGTTATTTTTTTATCTGCCATATATAATCCTGTTTAAGGTATTGATGGTTTAACTTCTTTTGACCAAGATGTTGATGTCTTATCATCTTTTGACCAAGATGTTAAAGGATGGTCTCCACTAATTATTATTTTTCCACCTGCTTCTGTTAACAAATAATCTCCTTGTTCTCTAAGAAGAAAATAAATTAATGGTAAAGCTAACCAAGTAATAGATGGTTTTTCTTCTTTTGTGTATGCCATTAGTAATCAAATCCATTATTACCTCTATCACTAGCAGGTGGTAATTGACCGATGACCTCTCTATTTAGATTTCCATGTTTTAAAGTAACAATAGCCTTATCTAAATCTATTTTATAACTTAGTTCTCTTTCACTAAGTGGTATTGGTTTTTCCTTGCTTGACTTATAATCAATAATCACTCCTCTAGCCCATATTTCGTGCAATGCTCTAGGAATGCCATGAGTTGTATCACTTGGATCGACTGAAAGTTCAGTTGTTCCAGTTAAGTCGGTAATTGCTGATGGGTAAGTTGATAAATAAAGTCTTAAACCAGAGGTAACTGCCGAGATTGTTCCTGACAATAAATATAAAGATTTTCTCCTGATATCAAATCTAGCTCCTTGTGGATTAGAATGAGAATATTGTAAGCTATTGAAATTAGTAGTAATGTTAGCTTCTGTTTCCAAAGGAACAGTTAAATCAACTAAATCAATTTCTGTCAAGGGAACCCAATCAGTATCGTTAAACTTAGCTACTACTCTTTTTATTTTAGCAATAATATCAGTTGGAAAAGGATACTCTCTTTGATCTGCTACTAAATTAGAAGTTTGAGGAATTAAAAGTATGTCTTCATCAGCTCTTAGAATAGATCTAGCGATTTCATCTTGTCTAATCTTCATTAAAATAAGAATATTAGCATCGGTAAAAGTTGTCGATGTTGTCCTCGTCATTAATCTTACGTATTGTGCAAATTCAGTTGCTGTCATTTATTCTCCTATATTAAATAGTAGATGGCTCAACCATTGCTCCCTTTGATAGTGGATACCAAGAAACAAGAAATCTTATAGCTCCTGCTGTTATATTAGTTGTTCCATTGTAGAAATTAACATTTAAACTATTGGCAACAATGTTTTCAGCTGCAACCGTTGCTAACTCAACACTAGCATCTGGTGTGGCATCATGCCATATTTCGTTAACTGCTAAAGATGTGGCATCAGCTACTTGAGCTAATAATCCAGCTACATTTTTACTAGTTCCAACATTTGCGGTAGCAGCACCAACTAAAGTAGTCTCAACAATTCCTATAATTCTCATTCTAACTGTACCAGTTACATAGAATAAAGCTCCACCATCTAAAGTACCGCCATCATCTCCCCATGCATTTTCAGTTCCACCAGTAAAAGTAACAAGTTTTTCACATCTTAGAGGAGACCAAGTAGAGTCGTTTAATGTTCTTCCTTGAGCGTCAGTTGGTAGAATTGGTTTATTTTCTAAAGACATTTTATCCTTTTTGTATATAGGGATAGATATTTTTACCTATCCCTATAAATTATTTACTTTTTAAGTTGTTACTGCCACTCCACCAGCTGCGAAACTTTCGGCTGCACCATTTGCAGTAGCGATTCCAACTGAAGCTTCTGCCATAACAGTGTGATCAACAGATGCACAGTTTTGTAATAAAACAGTTCCTTCTGTTTGAGCTGCTCCAAAGCCAACTGCATGAGCAGGAGTTGCAGCACCAAGTGCATTACTCAAGAAAGTACTATTTTTAACAAGTAACATTCTTTCTACATCAGTTGCATTAGCTCCATAAATTCTAACTGCCTCAGTGCCAGCAGCTTTAACTAAGAACAAACAATTATCAATAATATTATCTCTACATTTTTTGCCTGAAACAATACCACCAGTTAAGAGCATATTTGGTCTAATCACATTATCTGCAACGATATTAGCAGTTGATCCAAATGTACAATTAATCCATTGTGCCGAATCACCGTTATTAGCAACTTCAGCAGCTGCAGTTACATCTAAGTCAGTGCTTTTATAAAATTCACAATTTTCATAAATTGCATACTCACCAGCTTCAACTACTGCATAAAGACTTTCTGCTTTAGTGTTACCTGAATCAAACTTTAGATTTCTAAAAGTATTGCCTACGCCAGTATTTTGTAATACTGCTAAATCTGCTGCTGCTTCAGTAACTCCCATAGTAATACGAGTTCTAGCACCAATTCCCATTCCACCACCTCTTAAACTCATACCGACAAAATGAACACGATTCTTTGCTATTGAAAGCATTGAAGTTTGTGCGTGAGCTGCGTTAGCAGATAACATGATGATGTCGTGTCTATTAGTAGTTACTGCACTATAAGCAGAAGCAATAGTATTATGAACTGCATAAGTTCCATCACTATAAATTTTCTGATATCTATTAGAAAACTCATCGTAGTTGCTATCACTGGAAGGAATAACAAAATAAACATTTCCAGTTGTTGCTGGATATGCATTTCCACTTTGCGATAATTTGTTTAGAGCTTTCTCTAACTCAATGTTTCCCGCTGAAGCAGGACCATAACTTGACATATACGACCTTTCTATGTCTCACCCTACCCACCACTGAGTAGGGATCAACAATTTATATATTAACCTATTGCAATCCAACTTAATTGTTGGCTGGTTACATTGATGTCAGTATCTAAACCGACAGTGAAACCACTTTCTGAAACCGTAATTCCAAGAGTGGTTTGCTTTGCATAAGTTCCACCAGTGGTGAACTTCATAGCTTCTGCATCAGCCATACCTTCATACCATTCCTCGAAACAATCACCGTCTTCATTTACTATTCTTACACTTCTTGGTTTAAAACCAGTAGTGATATCAAAAGCAGCGGCTGTTCCAGTATTAAGATAGCTACCTACTGCAACATTTCTAACTTGACTTTCTGATTGTGTGCTTGTAATTGCCATAATTTTCTTTCATTAATATTTTAATAATTATTCTGAAACTGCGTGTTCTACTAAGATAATAAAATTAGCATTTAACACTCTAGCTACATAATATGCTTTCCAGCCAGAAGTGCTTCTTTGGTCTAATGGATCGGAAGTTCCAGCAGATCCAAGAGGATGAATGATATTTTTCAAAGATTCCCCAGAAATACGAGTTTGAGCATAAGCATCTTTACCGAAAATCAAAGTACCATAAACCGTGGTAACTAAAGTACCATCAGTAGTATAAGCATTTGGAGTTTCAATAAATCTGACACCAGCTAAAGAACCAACCTCATCAGGCATAACGTCTGACTTGTTTGCGTATTTCTCAACAGGGACCCAACCAATAGCATCATCTAAATCATAAGTAGTATAAGGGTGACAAATACCAATATATGATCTATTTAATGGGACAGTGTTATAACCAGTTGAAGGATCAACCATCGAAGTAAGAGGTTTACATTTGTTATTCTTCAAAGTTCTAACAGCTTCCTTAACTTCAGCTCTATTTAACTTCATAGCACTTGAGATAGTAGCAGTAGTAGTAGCTGTGCTTGCATATTGATTAGAAGCACCGGCAGCTAAAACGGTTCTACATAATTGATCTAAAGTATCTCCTGCTTGATCACCTAAAATCTCAGCTGTTTCAGTTAAGATAGGATCATAAGTTTGAGTTAAAAGAACATCTGATAACGTAACAAAATCACCATACTGTAAAACAGTTGCTGTGACATCAGTAACACTTAATGCGGTTCCATCTGGAGTAATACCATCACTTAAAGCGGTAGTATTGGCAGTTAAAACACCATATCGTCTAAATTTAATAGTAGCTGTTCCCCCATTCATTGGGATATCTCTAATTTGTGCAAACCTATTATGCACAAAGTTTGGCACTGCTCTTACCAAAAGAGTCTTATCGTAGAAGTTGTTAACTTCAGCAGAAATTGTAGTTCTGTTTGTGGTTGACATTTTGTCTCCTTAATTATTAATAATAAAAAAAGGTGCTATCTTTTCTCAAAGATACCACCTTTGGTTTTTCCAATAGGATAGGAATTACTATTGCTAGTTTCTCATACTATTTTTTATTTGTCAAGTATCAATTTAGTGCATCTCTAACTGGTCTTTTTGTGACTGGATCAATTCTATCGGTCGTTTTATCTGTCGAGACTTTTGCCATAACATTTAATTCATTAGATAACAAGTCATAGACTTGTTCAGGAACTTGAGTCATTACTCCTTTTGGTAAGATCCACTTATATCCGTTTATTATTTTTTCTTTTACCGATCCTGATATAACTTTAAATTCTCTTATACCATTTACTACTTTTGAATCTACAACTCCAACACTTTCACCTGGTTCTAATTGAATACTCATACCAACTTTAGGCTGAGATTCTAATAGTCTTCCCATTATATCTCTTTTAGATTTCCAAAGTTTATCGTAATTTACTTTTTCTTTTTCTGTTTCTATATTTGCTTTTGATATATCAACTAACTTAGGCTTTAAGCTTTCAATTACTGCTATTATCTGGGCTTTTGTATTAAAAATACCAGCGATTTCTTCAGCAATTCCAGCCTCAACTACTTTAACTCTTAATTCTTTTAATGTTAAATCCATTAAATTTTTTTCTTCCATAATTTCCTTTCATTAATATTATTATACCCTTTGTCCTTTAGCTCTTGCTATTTGATCTTCTACCTCCTTATTTGTAGCTCTCGACCAATCTTTAGGGCCATTACTAACTTTTCTGTAAGATGTTCCTGGAGTGACTGTTTTAGCTACTTTGGCTTGAGCTTTCCTCTCTTTAATTGCACCTATCTTTTGTTGATCTTTCGCACTTGCGATCGCCATTGCGTCTTGAGCTGTCAAAGTGGGGTGAGCTTTCATGTATTTTAAAGTTAGAGACTGATATTTTCTCAATTCTGGTTGATTGATAATAATATTACTAACGGCTTGTTGATCCTCAAAAAACTGTTGTCTTTTGATAATACTTTCGTTGCTTTTTGCTATTTGTTGATTAATCAACTCTTTGTCTTCATCGTCTTCATCTTTAAATGAATTAACTTCAATTGACTCTTTAACATCTGGTTCAATTGGCTTAATTGGTTCTGGTTCTGATTCTGTTTCTGTTTCTGTTTCTTCCT